CGCTTCCGTGTGCGTCCACAGAATTGGAGGTTCATGATGGTACGAGGCAGAAAACCGCTAGCATCAGCCATAAAAGAGGCTTCTGGAGCGTTTGAACACAACCCACAGCGGCGTAACAAGAGCGAGCCAAAAGCAAAACAAGGCTGGCCTGATATGCCGGACATTATCAAGGCCGACGAGATCGCCAAACGCAAATGGAATCACGTTTGCAAGTTGCTTGACGAGATGAATTTGCTGACGACAGCAGATTCCGATCTGCTTGAGCAGTATTGCTTGGACTATTCCCAATTTCGATGGCTATGGGAGCAAGTCCGCGAGGGCAATGTCACCGAATTAAACGATCGAGGCAACGCAAGCACAAAACCTGCTGCTGTCCAGATTCACAAGTACCAAGACAGGCTCCTAAAACGAGAATCAGAACTTGGTTTGACACCGAGTGCACGCAGTCGATTGCATGCACCGCAAGCTAATGAAGAAGATCCGTTCCAGCAGTGGCTAGATAGGGCACAAGGTCGAAGTGATAACTAACGGCGTTGCAGGAAAAGTCGAACAGTACATCGAAGGCGTGATGAGCGGCCAGATTGTGGCCTGTCAACGTGTCAAGGATGCTGTACGTCGACACCTGTCGGACCTTGAACGCCAGAGCACTGACGATTTTCCGTATCATTTCGATCGACGGTGGGCCGCTGCCGTTGTCGAGTTTTTTCCTGTGATGCTGCGGCACTCGATTGGTGAGTTTGCTGGCAGACCGTTTGAGTTGGAACCGTGGCAAGCGTTCTCGCTGTGGTGCATCTTTGGCTGGAAGCGAGACGATGACAACTCGCGACGGTTCCGAAAAGTCTATTGGTCGATGGCTCGTAAGAACGGAAAGTCATCGGTCGCTGCTGGACTGTGTTTGTTCCTTGGTGCTGGAGACATCGATCCAGCCACAGGAAAGCCTGAGGCAGTCGGCCAGATACTTTTGACCGCCACGAAAAAAGAGCAAGCCGCTGTTGTGTTTGGCGAAGCACAGCGGATGCGGGAACAGTCTGCATGGATCAAGAAGGTCACTGACTCTAAGAACGAAACGATTACGTTTAAGAGTTCTGGAAGCTACATCCGCAAGGTGTCGAGCGACAAGCCATTCGACGGACTCAATCCGCACTGCGTCGTCATGGATGAATTACACGCGTGGGGTGAGCACCACCGCAAGTTCTACGACACAATGGTGACAGGCTCAGGATCTCGAACGCAGCCGCTGCATTTGATCATCACGACCGCTGGAGCAGATGACTCGCACTTGTGGCTGGAAAATTACAACTATGCAGTGAACGTCGTAAACGGAACGTTTAAGGACGAGAGCCTATTCGCGATCATCTACGAGCTTGATCCAGACGATGACCCAGGAGACGAATCGACATGGATCAAAGCGAATCCAAATCTCGGCATCTCTGTAAAACTTGATTATCTCCGTCAGCGATGGAACGAAGACAAGAACACATCTGTTGGACGCAACCGATTCCTGCGTTACCACGGAAATAGGATCGTTGCGTCGACCGAACGAGCTTTCGACGTCAACTCGTTTGATAAGTGCGTTGGAGAATTGGCCGATTGGCACCAGGCCGACGCGGTCGGAGCTGGCGTTGACCTCGGAAGCCGCGACGACTTGGCTGCGTATGCAATGTGTGCGAGATTTCCGATGTCAGTAGGCGAGGATGGAAAGCCTATCTATCGCTACGAGATTCGATGCAGAGCGTACATTGCATCCGACACAAAGCGTGACCTGGCAGCCATGCCGTTCTCGCAGTGGATTTACACCGGCGAACTGGTGAAGCATCAGTACCCAATTGAGGAACTGCAAGCGTCGCTGATTGAGGATCTGGAGCGTTACGAGATCAAGACTGTTGCCTATGATCCATACAACGGCCAGCAACTCGGCGAGCAGCTCGGCAAGATCGGAGCCACTGCCGCACGCATGGCACAGAATCAAGCGAACTTCAACGAAGCTATTCGCGACTTCATCAACCTGATGGAGGAAGGACGCTTGGTTTTTGAGGATTCGAAGCTACTTCGCTGGTGTGCGGGCAACGCGATCATCTGCAAGGATCGCCAAGATCGATGGATGTTCGATAAACGCGACAGCAAAGACAAGATCGACCCGATTGTGGCAGCGGTGATGGCGTACCGCGTCGCCAGTTTAGAGCCAGAACGTTCGTCAGGAAGTCTATTTTTGGTCTAGGAGAAAACATGGCCTCAATGTGGTATCAACTGGCGAAATGGATGGGTCTTTCCGAAGATTCTTACCGAGATTCCTATGTTGGATTCAAGGAAGCGATGGGACTTCCTCCGGCGTGGTACGCACACAACAAGATTGTTGGAGACTTTGGTCAGTTGCCAATAGACGTGAAGCGACGCGTTGGCGAAGGTGCTGTTAACGATCTAAAGCACGACGGATACCGTTTGCTTCGTGAGCAACCAAACATGATGCAGGCACCATCCGTCTTCAAGGAACAGATTTGCTCGCATGCGATCATGTACGGAAACGGAAGAGCGGCAATCATTCGAAGCGGTGATCAAGCTGTCGAACTTATTCCAATGATGCCGGATAGGACTCGCACGCTCATTATCAACGGAGAGAAGTGGCACATAACCAAGCCTGACAAAGAGGACAACAAGAATCTGTTTGATGTTCTTGAGACAGACAAAGATGGCATGCTTGTTTTCAGAGACGCCGACGTTCTGCACATAACAGGTTTCGCGTTCAACGGAATCGAAGGCATCGGATTGCTTCAGATCGCTCAAAACGTTTTCTCTACGGGAACGCAGTCGCAAAGATTCCTCGACAACCAACTGCGAAAAGGTTTCCGTGGCAAATTGTTCCTTGAAGCACCTCCAGGATCGTTTAGGAACGAAGCACAAGCCAAAGAGTTTATTGAGAATTTCAACAAGGCCGAGGCTGGTGCAGACAACGCTGGAAAGGCTGGACTGCTTCGAGAAGGCGTTAAAGCAAACGCGGTCAACATGAGCAACAACGACGCTCAATTCGTTGAGTTGCAAAAGTTTAACCGTCAGGACATCGGTATGCTGTTTGGACTTGAAGGCATGCCAGGCGACGGTGAAAGCGTTTCTTACAATTCGCTTGAGCAAAAGAACCTCGCCTATCTGCAAGCTTTGGACAAATGGCTGGTCAAGATGGAGGAGCAGTGCGACATCAAGCTTAGAAGTACGACCGAAAAGAAAAACGGCGGCAAAGTGTATTTCAAGTTTAACCGAGCGGCACTCTATCGCACCGATCTATCAACGACGATGGCAGCGTTTTCGTCAGCGATTACCTCCAGGATCATGAATCCTAACGAATGCAGATCCAAGCTTGATTTGAATCCATACGAGGGTGGTGACGAGTTTATCAATCCTGCCATCTCTCAACCTACCGGCGAGCAATCGCCAGGCGAAATGGAAAGCGATCCAGCAGATACGCAAGAGGACGCACAGGAGGATTCGACACAGGAGCAAACCTCGGAAACAACGGCCATGAACAACAAGGCAGTTGAGGAAACACTGCGTTCTTTGATTCAACGGGAGGCCAACAACGCTGCAAACGCAGCCAAGAAGCCTCATTTCGTCGCGTGGATCAACAAGAACTATGCCAAATGGGAGCCAAAGCTAGCCGAGAAGGTCGAAGCGATCGGACTAGACCGCGATCTAGCTAGGACTCACTGCGAGGAATCGGTAGCGATTTTGGTGCAAATAGCCACCGAAACACCACCGGAAAAGTTAGAGGAAACCGTCAAAAACACCGTAAAAACATGGCAAAACCGCGTATTTTCCTTTCAAGGAGTTGAATAAATGATCGAAATCAAAAACGAACTTAACGAGATCCTGCTTTCTGGAGTTGTTGGAGATGGGTGGGGAGAAGACCCGATCACGCACCAGGCCGTTGATAAAGCTTTGAAGGCGTTTGGAGGTTCGCCGATTACGGTTCGCATCAACTCTCCAGGCGGAGATGCGGACGAAGGCATCGGCATTTACAACGCACTTAAATCGTACAAAGGTGAGGTCACGACAATCAATGATTCGCTCGCGGCATCGGCTGCAAGCGTCATTTTCCTCGGCGGTTCCAAGCGGATCATGAGCCAAGGAAGTCGGTTGATGATCCATCGAGCTTTGGCGTTCGCTCTTGGCAACGCTGAGGAATTGCGAAAGACGATTGCGGCTCTGGAGTCCTACGACAAGAGCCTGATTGATATTTACTCGCAGTACATGGACAAATCGGCATCCGACATTGAATCCATGATGAGCAACGAAACTTGGATTAACACCGATGAAGCTGTATGTCTCGGACTGGCTACTGAAATACTGGATTCGAATTACACCAAAAAGAAGAATCCGCAGTCGCAATTCAATAACGCGAAAGCGGCATTGATTCAGTCGCAGTTAGGAACTCGGTTGACACAAAGAGGCTAGCTGCATAAATTGAATGCGTCGACCTGAAGTGTCGGCATCTCTGCAACATCTTTGCAACTGATTAGCGGCAAAGGCAGCGAACGTAACTTTCCAAGTTTCGTTGGCAGTCTAGCCGCTATCTGCGTTTTCACGACTGCCAAAGCATCTATTTTTGGAGTCGTCTCAATGAAGAACTCGCACGAACTCAATCAGGAAATCAAAGCTTTGCAAGCTCGCGTCCAAGCGATGAGCAATCAAGCAAAGGAAGAAAATCGAGACTTTACCGCTGAAGAGCAAACCGAAATCGACAGCATTGTCGGAACTGATTCCGCGGAAGGCCGGATCTCGGCACTCATTCGCGATCGAGACCGCCAGGCCAAGATCGAAGCACACGTCGCATCCGTTGCTAAGGCAATGGACGACCGAGAAAGTCAACCAGCACGCAAGATACCAGCACGAGCCCGGGCACACGGAAAACTGCAAGCTTTCAAGAGCGAGCAGGACGCTTATGACTCCGGTCAATACGTTCTAGCCAATCTCTTTGGAAACAAGCGAGCCAAAGCTTATTGCCGCGATAACGGCATCAAGGCTGTGATGACCGGCGGAGACAACACCAAAGGTGGCTTCCTCGTTCCAGAACCAATGGAATC